TATCTCACCTACCGCAGAGATCCATCAGAGGGATACATCGAGTGTCGTATATGTGGCGGCTTCTATCCTATGACTGAGCCAGAGGAGAAGAAAGATGATTCTTCGATTTCCAGAGGATGAGGACCTTCTTGCCTGGGAGGTCGCGAACAACAAGGTGGTGTTCACAAATGGATGTTTTGATATCCTACACCCTGGTCACCTCGCAGTTGTACGACAGTGTGTCAGGCGGGCCAAAGACATGTTTGGCATTGTGGTCATAGGGGTGAACTCCGATCACTCTGTGGGGATGCTCAAGGGATCTGGTAGGCCCATCTTCGACGAGACCCACCGTACAAGACTACTCAACAGTTTTCGTGACGTGTCGGTCGTAGTCATCTTCGAAGGTCCTGACCTCCTTGACCTGATCAACGTCGTGAACCCGAAGGTCGTAATCAAGGGTGGCGATTACAAGCATGATGAGATCATCGCCGGTGAGGCGAAGGTAGAGATCGTACCGTTTGTCGACGGGCACTCGACGACAAAGATCATCGATGAAATCGCACGTATGGAAAATCTGGGAAATCACGAAAAAGACTGATGTATAATAGACTAGGTGAGAGTCCTAGTCTATGGTGATTTCGTGATCGACAAGTACACCCGGGTCTCCGTGACCAGGCAGTGTCCAGAGGCAGCAGATGCCCCGGTCTGTGACATCGGTGAGACTATCTTCCAGCGTCTTGGGTGTGCAGGAAATACCCTACAGAATGTCGTTGCCATCGCCAAGGATTCTGGCGACCCGGTCGATATCTGGTACGGTGGGATCTCCGGCTTCCATCCCCCATTCACGACGCTGAAGCTCTGTACATCGTCAAATCTTATGAAGATTGACGCGAACTACATAATCAAAGAGCGACTTGTCACGCAGGATGACGAGATTGTCTGTCGGCTTGATAACCGACGGACTTTTTCTGTTTCCGCACCTCTAATCACCCCCTGTCCTGAGTTTGACCTCGTGATCATCTCTGACTACGGCTTTGGCGCGGTCACCGCTGAGGTGGCCGCCAAGCTGCTAGCGATCGGAAAGATCTCCATTGTCGACTCCAAGCGAGAGGATCTTACAATCTTCAGGGGTGCCACGGTCTTCAAGCTTAACGAGCATGAGTATAGCAGGCAGGTCGCCCGGATGGCCACCACCGACGACAGGTGTGTAGAGGCGCTGTGCCACTACTGCATTGTCTCCCTTGGGGACCGTGGGTGTGTGGTGAAACATTTCGAAGGACAGGGAAAGTCCTACCGGATCGACAGCGCGCACCATCGCAGTTTCCCCGCCGATGCCGAGGTCGATGTGACCGGGTGTGGCGACACGTTCACCGCAGCGCTTGGTCTCCGCCTCTGTGAGGTTCCAGAGATCCACAGTGCTGCCAGATACGCGAACTATCTTGCTTCGCGAGTTGTCTCACATATGGGTCCAGCCGTCCCATCTGAGACAGAACTAAAGACGGCGAAAGGAATCTGATCTATGAAGCTTGCACCCGAAGTACTGGCCGAACTCATCGATATCTTTATCCAGGGTATCACCGAACAGGTGGATGTGTCCAACCGCATGCGCGGTCTCGACCTGAAGGAAGACGGTGTTGCCATCACCTTCACAGCGGAGTGGTTGGCAGCAAACAGGAAGGCCTGAAGGTGGTCTATGAGTACAGGTGCAAACTCTGCGGGGAGGTCACGGAGTACATACGCACCGTCGCACAGCGGGAGTTGCCGGCACCCTGTGAACATTGTCCAGAGGGTGAGGGTGAGCTTATGATCTCCTCGAACTCGTTCTCACTGACAGGTGACTGCTGGGAAAGGGACGGGTACAAGTGATCCTTCTCACCATCTTTCTGACGCTAGTCATCATCACACTAACGACGTTGTTAGTGATCGCCGCCAAGCGCATGCTTCAGTTACAGTCATCCCTTCAGGTCCTTGACGACAGTATCGAGATGTTGGTGAGGTACTGCAAGAAGCTGAGGGAACACGCACTTATCTCCGATGCACCGGAGGTCGTGAAGTTCCACAAGCTCGTGATGGAGGTCTCCAATCTCATGAAGAAGGAAGTCAAGGTCGAGGAGGAGATTACAAATGGCTGAATATTTTGGACCGACGGCGGACGAGGCGATCAACCGATATAACACATGCACGGTCAATGGACAGAGGAATGAGATCTTCAACACAGAGATCAGACCTGTGTTTGAGAAGCTGGTCCACAATTTAATCTATGTCTACAAGTTTCAGAAGCTTGACGACATCCAGACACTCAAGGCAGAGTGCCTCACACACCTGTACGAGATGCTTCCGAAGTTCGACGCCAACCGTGGCAGTAAGGGTTTCTCCTACTTCAACGTGGTGGCCAAGAACTGGTTCATCAACAAGAGCAAAGAGTACAAGAAGAAGGATAGGAACGAAAGTGAGCTGTTCTATGACCTTGATCATGAGAACGTTCGACACAACCCTAGCGTGGTTGTAAAGCCTTTCGAGGAGAACATCCTGGAGAAGGAGTTCTGGGTGGCGTTCTCAAAGAAAATGACCGAGTGGCGTGGGCAGGTTGTGAAACCGAACGAGCGTCTGGTTCTGGACGCAGTTATCTTCCTCTTCCAAAACTCAGGAATCGTCTCTATCTATAACAAGAAGGCGATCTCGATCTACGTCAGAGAGATAACTGGGCTCAACGCAAAGCAGATCGCCAACGCTCTAAAGAACCTCAGAGACCTCTACCTGGAATTCAAAAAGGACTACGATAGCGAAGATGGCGGAAGATACGAAGAAAGTTCTGACATTTGAGGAAGTAGCGAACTCCGTCAAGGACAACGTCGAATCTGACCGCAAGCGTTTGCTTGAGGTCGTCGATGCGATGGAGAATCTCATTGAGAACGACTCGAACGCTGCGCTGGTGATGATCGAGCAGATGGTAAAAGCCCACGATGTCCTGAACCGTATGACACAGCAGACCGCGAACCTGGCAGCTATGCTGCTTAAGGACAAGATGAGAGTCCTACCCGATGACGAGAACGACTCGGTCTTCAATGATATCGGTGAAGACGCTTTCTCCGTGAAACACGAGGAAAACTGATGGCTGACGACCTGACCCAGATATCCATGGACGAACTCACCCGCAGGCTTAACAACCTTGCGGTCGAGTACGATCAGGCCGCGAAGGCCGCGATGGCGAAGCTCGCCAAGGTAGACAACCTACGCAAGGAGCTCTCCCCGCTCGCCGAGGAACTCTCGCGTAGGATGAACAATGGCTGATTTCTTCCAGGATAACGAACGGTTCCGCCGTCCCGAGATCATGCTCGGGGAGCTCCTGCGAAAATATTCACGCGGAGAGATGACCGAGACCTCGTCTTCCCCGAAGGTAATCCACCGTGCCGTGGTGTTGGCGATCGATGAGGGCGGTGGTTCACTCTCCGGCGACAACTCCAGGGCGTCCGTTGTGGGTGTCGGTGTCGATGGGAAGGAACGGACCTACCAGTCTGTGCTCGGTCCGAAGAACCCACGGAACAGTGTAAAGGCCATCATCATCGATGAGGCAAGGGACTCGTTCATAGATGAGTCAGCCGCCAGGGTACTCTGGCCGTTCTTTCCGCCAGACCAGTTCTGCATGCCTATCTCCCCAGGAGAGCACATCTACACGATGTTTGAAGACAAGGCGTTTCAGCACGGCCTATGGCTCTTCAGAATCTCTGGGCAGGACGATCCGAACTTCCTCACTGGCGAGGAGTTCTTCCGAGCACAACTCGGAGGTAGAGACCTCAACGGCTACTTTGATGGTGGCACGGCCCCAGTCCAACAGAAGTCCTCGGATGCATTCTCGACCAGGGTCTCTTCCAAGAAAAAACATAACGATCTCTTCGGCGGATGACACATGTCTTATGATATCTTGAGGGAGTCTGTTCCGATCCTGAAACGTCGAAAAGGGGACATGGTGGTCTCAGGACCGAACAATGCCAGTATCATCATCGGAAGAGATCGGGTCGGGGCGGTAGACAGTGGCTACGGCGATCGCCCTGGCGCAGGTGCTATCCATATCGTGGTGGGTAGACAGGGAGAGGATCCTTCCTTGCAGTCGGACGGTGCGGCGATCTATATCTCGGCCAAATGTGACCCTGACGACGCCCTAGACATCGACCAAGGATCGAATGAAAGAGGCGTCTCTACCGTCGTACTTCGTGGTGATAGTCTGAGACTGTCTGCCAGGAAGGACCTAAAGATCAGTGTCGGGAGTGCGTGGATTCATATCAGACAGGACGGAACCATTATCCTTGATGGTGACATCCAGCTCGGTGAGGGGACCACAGAGCATCTCGTGCGTGAGTCATTCGTGAACAGCACGTTCGCAGCGCACACCCATCCGCATCCACTGGGACCCACCGGCCCCACAGCGATGCTGGCCCCACCGACGGTCTTCACATCCAAATCACGGGGTTAAGCGCCGCAGACAGGCAGCCAGGTCGCATACTTACAGGTGCGCATGGCGTATAACTTCACCCTGCCGTTCCAACTGGCAACATCTTCCAACGGTTACTTCGAGGTAACGGAGACCGTACTAGACTCAGTTGTGTCCAATGCACGGTCCCTCTTGGTCACGAACTGGGGTGAGAGGCCGATGAACTACTACTTCGGCTGCAACCTCCGCCAGTTCCTGTTCGAGCAGAAGACCGACGGGCTTCGTCATTCAATTGCCGACCGGATCAGTGAGCAGTTCGCTAGGTGGTTCCCGTTTCTCGCCATCGACGAACTGAACGTCCTGTTCTCAAGTGATGAGACCGCGCTCGGTGAAAACGCTATGGCGATTAGGATCACATTTAGGTTTAGCAAAGATCCGAGCAAGGCAGCGACGATCATCCAGGTAGTCAACCCCTGACGGAGTAACTGAGAATGGCTAGGGAAATCACAAGACTGAGGGACATCTCGCTCCTGAACAAGGACTTCGACGCGTTCAAGCGTGACCTCCTGAAGTTTGCCGATGCGCACGCCAGTGGCGTACTCACCGACCGGTCCACACCGTCCACCACGATGGCGTTAGTGGAGCTCGCGGCGTTCGTGGGCGATTCATTGGCGTTCTACATTGACCAGCAGTTCAACGAGCTGAGACCAGACACCGCCAGGCAGCTAGAGAACGTCGTTGCGTTCGCTAAGGCGAAAGGCTACCGCCCGCAGGGAAAGGCGGCAGCAAGAGGGACACAGGCATGGATCATTGAGGTTCCTGCCATTGTGAACGAGCTCGGTCAGGTGGTACCCGACGACAACTATGCCCCGGTCATCTCCAAAGGAAGTCGGGCTGCGGCTACCAATGGTGTCTCCTTTGAGACCTTGGCAGACCTCGATTTCTCCCTTTCTGATGGTCGACAAGTTACTGGATCAGCCTTTTCCGACAACGGACTCCCCAGCCATTTCGTGATGCGAAAGTTCGTGGACATAATCGCAGGTGAGACGAAGACAGAGAGTTTCGTCATCACAGAGTTCAGGAAATTTAAGACCATCGAATTGGCCGATGCAGACGTCATCGAGGTGATCTCGGTGACAGATAGCGAGGGTAACGAGTGGATCGAGGTAGACTATCTCGCTCAGGACTGGGTGTTCGACGGCACAACTAATGATGCCACCGATTCGGAGGATGTCCCGTTCGTCCTCAAGGTTGTCTCGGTCCCCAGAAGGTTCGAGCGCAGCTGGAACCCGTCTACCAAGAAGACATCGCTGATATTTGGGTCTGGTGACGGTGTGAACTTCGACGATGAGCTCATTCCGAACGTGGCAGACTATGCCCTTCCACTGTATGGGAGGCGCACACTCATAAGCACAGCGATCGATCCGAGGAACTTTCTTCTCACCAGGAGTATGGGACTCAGCCCTTACAACACCACGCTAACTGTGACCTACCGCACAGGGGGTGGTCCTGAGGGCAACGTGGACCCACGTACTATCCAGACACCAGTGGACGTGAGTATCTCGTTCGGCTCAACAAACCTGAACGCGGTGATCAAAGGCGACGTCGAGAACTCCGTCCAGTGTGTGAACATAGACAAGACGGAGGGTGGAAAGGCTGAGGAGAGCGTTCGAGACATCAAGATCAACGCCGCCGCCTACTTCGCCGCCCAGGAGCGGTGTGTGACCAGGGAGGACGTCATCTCCAGGGTCCTGTCCTTGCCTGCCAAGTTCGGTAGCTCGGCCAAGGTATATGTCAAGAAGGACAGTCTCTCGCCGTTCTCCATTGATGTACATGTACTGGCATATGACTCGGCCGGTCACCTTACGACCGCAGCTTCCACACTGAAACATAACATCGCCACATATCTCCGTCAATATAGGATGCTGACTGATGGATACAACATCCTTGACAGTGACATCATAAACTTCAGGGTCAATTTCGGTGTGGTGGTCTCTCCCAAATTCAACAAGGGAGAGGTCCTCTCACGATGTATCGACGCAATGGTGACATACTTCGATCACGAGCGATCGCAGATAGGACAGCCGATCGTTCGGTCAGACGTAAGTGCAGAGCTGCAGGGTGTGGCTGGTGTCATCTCGGTCTATGAGCTGACCTTTTCGAACGTATTCGGACAGATGGACCTGTCGGACTACGCCTCGACCCGCTTTGACTTCCGTGCATCGACCAGGAGTGGTATCATCTACGCTCCGGAGGATTCGATCTTCGAGTTGAAGTTCCCACGTAAAGACATCATCGGGGTGGCTAAGTGATTTTTCGAATTTATCCCACGAAGGACACATTTGTGTCCAATGTGCTACTCCGATCGATCCCGCAGACCGGCTCCAACTATGGACACGCTGAGTCGCTGGAGCTGTACAAGATCGCCGGAATCTCCGGAACCACAAGTGTCAACTCCGGTTCACAATATTCTAGGCTCCTCCTCCAGTTCAACACAGGGACACTGGACACCTTCGTCGACATGGGTTATGTGCAGGCGAGGGCCAAATTCTTCTACATGAGGCTCATCCATGAGACCACCTCCGAGGCACTCCCGTCAAGTTTCGATGTGGAGGTGTTCCCGGTATCTGGCACATGGGATGAGGGTCGAGGCATGGACACCTCTGACCATACCGACAAGGGTGTGGCTAACTGGTGGAAACGGACGTCTGCCGAGTACTGGACTTCACGCGGGGGAGATTTCCTAGCCAACCCACGTCTGACGACTCACTTCGATCTCGGTAATGAGAACTTAGATGTAGATGTCACGTCGATCTTTCAGTCGTGGGCATCAGGTACGTTCCCTAACGACGGACTCCTTGTGAGGATGACCTCCTCTGTGGAGGCAGTTAGCAACTACACAAACCACTATCTCAAGAGTTTCTATAGTAGACACTCCCAGTGGCCTGACCGACGTCCATACGTAGAGGTCAGGTGGAACGACTTCATGGGTGACGACCGTGGAAGGATGCACTGGAACCGAACAGGTTCGGTGTATCTACACAACGTCGTCGACGGCCAGTATCAGAACCTGTCCATCGGATCAAATGCACTGATCGTCGCGCTGGCAGATGCCAGCGGGACAGTCATGAGTCTCACCGCCTCGGCCACAGGACTGACCGGCATCTACAGCGCCAGTTTCGCACTTCCTACCGGTTCATACTCCGGATCGCTCTTCTACGACAAATGGGGATCTGGATCATTCTCGTTCATGACAGGAACGGTCTCATTTAGCACTGAATCACCAGTGACCACGACCCCTTCAAGGGAGTACATCGGTAGGGTTGTCAACCTGCGTGACTTCTACGAGCCTGATGAGACCGTCCGTTTCGACACCTATTTCCGTAGGAAGAGCTACAAGCCCAGCGTTGTTCTCACGTCGTCCGCAAACTTGCGACCTGACATTATGGAGCGGGCGTTCTATGCGATCGAGAACGACTCCACCCGTGAGCGGGTGATCCCATTCGGGACCGGATCCTTACAGCACACACGTCTGTCATACGACTACCAGGGAAACTATTTCGTATTTCCGATGTCCAACCTGCACTCAGGTGAGGTGTACAGGGTGATCTTCATGGTCGAGAAGGACGGGCAGAAACAGGTTCTGGACAATGACATCAAATTTAGGGTGAGATGACCAGAGACCTTTTCAAGCTATTCGACACTGTGGGCATTTCCCACGACAGGCTCGTGGCCAGTGAGGCACAGAGTCTGAGTGACATGGCAACAGACGAGACAGAGCAGGACTTAATCATCAGGAGATCAGAGAGACTCCTGGAGACCGAACTCAAGGTCGACTACAATGATTTCGCGAACCATGTCTGGTTCAACAGTGCCCTCGACTACTTCAATATCTCTGGTGAGAAGATACTGAACAAGTACCCGTCGGCCGGCACCCGCGCCGATCTTGAGAATTTCGTCGATGACCTCGACGGATACCAACGACATGTCCTGAACTCATGGCCGACCCGCCTTGGCCATCTGAACTTTAGGCCGGCCGTGTCTTCGTCATACGTCCAGATCGATGATGTGGGCCAGGAGAACGGTGTGACCAAGACGTCACTCCTGAGCCCTGGCACAGGCTCTATCTCGGTGGAAGCATGGTACAACTCTGCCAGGCCCCTCACAGGCTCAGAGGAGGCCTCCTTCCTGGTCCATAAGGAAGCCACAGCTGGATACTCAGTGTACCTCAGTGGGTCAACGGTTCACTTCAGAGTGATGTCTGGCTCATCTAATGTGACCGTCAGCGCACCAGCCAGTATCAACAGTGATGGTTATGTGATGGGCGTCCTGGATAGGTCGACCATCTCAGGGACACTTCTCATTTATACAGGATCACTCACACGTTTTCCTGTCCTTGTGTCCAGCGCCTCGGTTACCTTCGGTGGACATCTCTATGGTGCAGCCAGTGCGAGTCTTTTCATCGGAAGCGGCTCTGTCACCGGAAAGACGACGATATTCTACTCTGGCACCGTGGACGACGTTCGTATCTGGCGCGTACCGCTCAGTCTCGAACACATGAGTTCATCCTACAACAGGAAGAACTTCGCACAAAGCTCACTGGTGGGGTTGTGGCGGTTCAATGAGACCGGCTCGACAGGTATCACCGGACTCGATAGTATGGTCGCCGACTACTCAGGTCATGGTATCAACGGCAGGATCAGGAACTACTGGTCAGGTGCGAGAGGATCTGGTTCGATGTTCTATGAAACACCGGATCCCATGATGGACATCCGCAATCCAGAGGTCCTTACGTACGTTACCCTGCAACAGGCGTCAGGGTCGGAGTACGACAGGAACAACACCGCGAAGATCACAGACCTGGTTCCTGCGGCGTACCTCGAGGTCTCCAACGACCAGGACTCGGACCTCGTGAGGAACTTTCTCAATATCCTCGGACGACACTACGACAGGTTGAAGCTCTACGCACAACATCTCGCCTACACACTACGTGTGAACTACAGCGAGTACGACCAGGTCCCTGATTCCAAGCTGGAGGACATGGCTAAGTTCTTTGGTTGGGAACTTCCTGGTGGTTTCGCCAACAGTACGGCGATGCAGTACATGATGGGCCGTGATGTCCAGCTCGGTGAACTGTCAAACGAGGAACTTGACCAAAAGCTGTATGAGATCAAGGTGCAGTTCTGGCGTCGGACCATGAACAACCTGGCACACATCTACAAGACGAAAGGTACTCGGGAGAGTGTTGAGTCCTTGATGCACGTGTACGGCGTGAACGACAATTTCGTCCGCCTTAAAGAGTACGGGTATACCAACCGCAACTCCATCGAAACACAGCGTATGAAGGCCGAGAAGAGCTCGTACGCCCTGTGGAGCAACACAAGCTCTCTGTATGGATCTGTCACGCACTCCCCGGTGGGCCAGCTGGTTCCGTTGGCCAACTACACCGTAGAGACCAGGCTTAGATGGCCAACCACAGCAAGTGTCGTGATGGCCGCCACGACCCTGTCTGGATCGGTGTGGAGACTTACCATGGGTGATGAGGAGTCACTCCGATGGGAGAGGAACGCCCTCTCGTCTAACACTGGCTCACTCATCCTGATACTTCCCCAGACGGCACTAACCATGTCGGGCCTTCCGATCTTCAACGACAAGTGGTATCACACCAGTGTCGTGAAAAACGTTACGTCTGGAACCTACATCATCGGTGTACGGCAGGAGGACAACGGTGTGCTGGTCTACTCCACATCCTCGGTGTATTTCTCATCATCGATCGCCGGATTTGTCACAGACCCTGTCAACGCCAGTAAAATTTCTGTAGGTCAGTCAGGAACGTTGGCCACCCAGCAGTGGCAGGATGAGTTCAGACTGTGGAACTCTCCGCTGCTCCCAACAGAGCTGGACGACCACACCCTCAACTACCAGAGCTACGGACGTAGTTTTGCCTCTAAGAACCGTGACCTTTGTATCCACTGGAGGCTGAATGACGGTGTTACTGCGACAGCTGCCGGTGTACTTACCTGTACAGATTTCTCCTTGAACACCCGACACGGTACAGGTAGCTTTCCGTCTGGCTCGTTCCCGTTCAAGAAGTTCTTGAACTCATACAACTATATCGGATCACCTGACTTCGGTTGGACAGAGAACAAGGTGAGAGTGTTCGACGGTAAGACCATCAAAGCCGCGGACAGACCGGTGGACTCTAAGCTGCTTGCGCTCGAGTTCAACATGATCGACCAGCTCAATGAGGACATCTCGCAGATGAACGACTCCTTGGATGAGATGAACGATGTGATCGGAAACGGCGCGACGATGTATCGCTCCTCATACACTGGACTGGAGACCATGAGACGTGAATATTTCCGCCGTCTGACCGGTCGACTCAATTTCCGTGTGTTTATCGACATGTTGGACTTCTTCGATAAGTCATTCATTGAGGTTGTCAGGAAGTTGATCCCTGCCCGTGCAGTGTTCCTCGGGGACGAGATCGTGGTCGAGAGTCACATGTTGGAGCGTCCGAAACACCAGTACGAGTACAGACCGATCCGTGAGATCCAGAACATTCTCATCGGCGTTATCAGGATGCTCAAGAGATGAGTAAAGACCCGAAGATTAAGTTCTACAACGACAGTACCTCTGTCATGAGAGGTCTTCTCACAGACGGCGAGTTGTACTCGCTCGTTGAAGGATCAATCGCAGGGTTTGCCACCCTCAACCTGGGCGGGCAGACTTGGGGCGTCGGAGCTAGAGGATGGACCGGCGGAAACACCAACGGTTACACTTTTGCTAGAAAAGGTGTTGAGGCGGAAGGTTCTCACCTATTTGAGCAAATTGTCAGAGGATTAGACTGGATCGCTTGATAGTTACCTGAAGGACAAAAAGCCATGGCTATACAACTCTCTGTTTCTGTTAGGAATGCCCGTCTAGATGCGATCGAGACGGCCACAGGCACCAGCGCGGTCGTGAAGATCAAGACCGGTCCACCTCCGGCGACCTGCGCCACCGCAGACAGCGGGACGGTCCTGGCGACGTTGAACCTGTCATCGGACTGGTTAGACGCCGCCGCGAGCGGTGTGAAAGCGAAGACAGCAACTTCATGGGTGGACTCCTCCGCCGACGCTGACGGCACCGCCGCCCACTTCCGTATTTACGCATCTGACGGTTCGACATGTCATATCCAAGGCACCGTGACTGCTACCGCCGGCGGCGGGGACATGACACTCGATAACGCGGTTCTTGCCGTGGGACAAGTTGTGTCCATCACGACCTTCACGCTCACCGACGGAAACGCCTGATCGTCGTTTGGAGGTACTGAATGCCCGTCGCAGCAGTCACAGTTACACTGGGCGCTGTCACGTCCGGCCCAGTGTATCCTGCGACTGGATCTGACTTCTATTCTGTCACAGGTTTCAAAGCCAAGTCACTCTATCTGTTTACTGAACTGAGCGGTACAGTCTTTGACCGCGCAGGTACAGTTGACCTCACAGAGTCGGGGACCCCCACATATAGTTATGAATCGAAGGGTGGAAGGCTCGGTGTACTCTCTGATACCGTCGGCGATCGGCACACAAACACCACAGTGAACGAGCCCGCAGCTGCGGACTCGTTCATATATGGTGTTGTTGCAACACATGGAGGTGTCGGTCAGGGTGACATTTTTGGTTACATGGCAACTGTGACTAGAGATTACGCCAACATCTACGTTCCCAATAACAACCTCGGTAACGTGGCATGGCGCCTTGTCTCTAACGCTAGTACACAGGTAACGCATATCGCCACAGGTCTGGCGATGACTTCTGGTAGCAATGTGCGTACCCCACACCTGATCATAGCGCAGGTGGACAGGGCTGCGAACGTCGCAAGGTTACATGTAAAGAGACTCGGTACGGCAGGTGTATCAACGTCAGGAACCCTGGCGGCCCACACTACATTCAACATTGGTGACGTGGCAAATTTCGGAACGCACCCAGGATTCTCGGCCACGGGAAACTCGGTCCACTACGCCTTCGTTCTGACAGGATCTGACGCCGAAGGCACCACCACCCCGGAGAAACTGGCAGAACGTCTCGGCTGGGCGTCTGTAGCTGTCGGTACTGTAGCATATACGCCAGTGGAAGGAAGCCTGGCCAAAACGCTGGGTGCGGTGTCAGGTTCTTCGTCTGCAACGTCAACAATCAGTGGGTGGACGCCTGGGTGGACGCAGACGAAGACCGGTGGAGGCAGTGGATGGAACGCCGGTGCATCATCTGTCGAATCGATCACCGGCGACGGGTACATAGAGTTCATAGCTGGAATCAACTCAGACAAGATGGTCGGGCTCTCTGAGTCTGACCCTAACGCCTCTTATGACACGGTAAAATACGCGATCTATCTTGACACTTCGAGAATCTACAGAGTATATGAACTGGGCAGCTTGAAAGGAGCATTTGGCACAGCGAATGCCAATGATGTGCTCAGGGTCCAACGTAGCGGTACGACCATCTCGTACTATCTAAACCAGACCCTGTTTTACACATCGCTCACGCTCACATCCCAGCCACTCTTCATAGACACGTCGAATTCTGTCGTCGCTGGAACGATCGTAGACATCAGACTGTTCGAAGGTGGGGAAGACAAGCACTTCACCTGGAAAAATGAGATAAACGTCACCCATGCGACCCCGCGTACGCTTGGTGCGATAACTGTCTCCTCGTTGGGCTCGGTCGCGATCGCTGGATTATCTGCCACCACACTCGAAACCCTTGTGATGTCGTCAGTGTTGGTCATTAACTCACCACCTGTGCTGATCATCCCAGCGGCTCAGGACAACTCCCGTACCATTCACTTCCTTGAAAGGAGTGGGTATGACGTCTCTAAGACAGTTGGAGGATCTATCAGAAAGAACAGGTCATGATTTTACCACACGGACGGGTGTTGCGTTGGACTCACTATCCTGTCCTATGGGTTCGCACGTGGAGGGTGCCGACATTCTCCAGCAGATCGCCTGTGGACTTGGATGGCTCTGAGACGCTATTTACGGAACTACCATGACTGACGACAGGATCTACAGTTTCACAGGGAGCGTCTTCCTCGAGTATGACCAGGCCTACACCGAGTTGGCCGGTGGCACTCCGGTGATGCTCCCCAGGCAGTTGTCTGTCTTCAAAAGTTCGTCCACCGAGCAGTACCAGGGGATGCGTTATCGCGATATGCGACAGCGTAAGCAGCTGAACATTGAACAGCTGGACGTCTCTTCGTCACAGGCCTGGAGCCAGACGAGAATCGGTATCTCCAACCAGACATTCGTGTCCCAGCCGATCTCATCGTCAAGACATGAGGTCCAGAACAAGGGTTGTTTTCTGAGTGGAACAGAGAAAATCAGCACAGGTCCAATCCCATTCAGCGCATCGATGTACTACGAGAAAAGTTTTCAGCTGCAGAAAAGCATCTACAAATGGGTCGCCACCGTAGGCGATGGTGGATACAATGCGACATTTGGAAACCAGATCGAAGCTTCAGCGTCCGTGGAATTCCCACATCATGTCGGAATCAATATCCCTGACTACGGGTCTATCGTGGACATCCGTGTGTGGGTGGAGATCATGCAGCCGTCTAGCTCGGGTGGCAACGATGGTCACCCCCATCTCGGCCAACTGGGAATCGCGCTGCGTTCACCGAACGTGAGCTTTGCGTCCGGCCATCCGATCAGGAACTTCACCGGTTTCGGTGGTAATCCGGCGGCAGACCCCACAAAACAAGAGTTCACCAACCTCACCAAGGACAATGTCCTTGAATTCTATAAATCGA